TTGGGCGCGCCCTCGTGATCGTCCATCTCGTCGGACGCCTTTTCAAGCTTGGCCCGGAGGTCACGAATGGTCGCCTTGTCCTTGGGGTCGAGGTCGTTCTCAATCTCGAAGTTGATGATGGCGTTGGTCTTCTTCACCTTCGGAATCTTGCGGAAAATGCGGATGTCAGACATGATATGTTATTCCTCTTGGATGTTGAGAATGGGTCGGGCACGGCATCGGCAGCCGAAGTCCTCGCCCGGATTGTTCCGGGCTCCGGTCGCCTTATTGGTAACGGGTGGTTGGTCCCAGTAGAAGACCTGCTTGTGAAGAGCGGCGTGATCGGGGCGAACGCGACCATCGCGACCCGTCATCCAGACGTAACGCTGTGAACCGATGCGCTTGTACCGGCTCTCCCGATACTTGGCGACCAGAATTGAGGTTTCCTGCTCGGCCAGAAACGCGGCCTTGCGCTTGCTCACGCCGAACTCGGCTTCAATCACCCGGGCCAGCTTGTCGGTGCGGGAGCCTGCGAAGATGTTGTCCTGCACCTTCTGGCGCAGGATCGGAATCCGCTCCTTGGCGAAATCCTTGATGTAGAGGTCGAGATTGAGGGTGTACTGCTTCGCGATCTGCTCCCGCGTGACGGGGGCGAGGTCGGGCGGGACGTCGATGCCCTTCTGCACGAGCGTGTCCTTGAACTGCATTTGCAGGTCGCCCAGCATGTTCTCGACCGGGGCCTCGAACCGGACGCCAGTCTCGGCCTGCGCGATGTTCTGCTCCATCTCGTTCAGAGCTTCGAGAATTCGCTTGGTCGCATCCCGAGCGGCGGCATCGGACTCGGCGATGGTGAGGCGCAGGTCCATCGGGAGCTTGTTCGAGGCGAGCTTGAAGATGCGAAGCTTGGCATCATGCCGGGCTCCCATCTCGCGCAGCTCGCGGGAAACTGAGCTATTGAAATTACCAGTGAAGACGCCGTCCGCGTACCAGATCGTCCGGTTGCGCAATCCGCGCATCACAGCGTTGATCGAGGCGTTCTCACGCTTGGTCGTCTCAATGCCCGCCTCGTTCAGAATTGCGAGGAGGGGACCGAAAATCGCCTCCTCGAAGTAACGCACGATTTCCTCCTGCACGCCCCGGTGGAGTTCGTCCTTCTGAGAGATGGGTGCTAGAATTACTTGGACCATGTCAGGGCTTGACGACTGTGACCGCTCCTAACGCGGATAGGATCGGAATCACCGTCGTAGAGAGTTCGGAAGGCGCGATCAGGCTAAGAAACCCCTTGGTCGTGCTTACTCCCACGATCTGGAGGCAGGACAAACCAGAATCTACCGCCAAAGTCGAATTCTGACCGGAGGCGAGCTGTTTGACGTGCTTGGGGCTTTGAAATTTGATGATCACGTTAGTCTCCAGATGAAGTGTCTTCTGAATAGAAGTTATACGGCATGACCACATTGGGGCGCATGTCGATTACGCGAAGCATCTGCTGGTCCTGCGTCCGATTGGATGGGCCGGGGGCGGCCAGCATAAAATCAGCCCGATTAAAAGCGTAAAACAGAACCCGGTCTAAGACCACGTTTCCACTCACCGTTGAAAAATTTAGAGTAGTCATGCCGGGATAGAACAACCCACGCCAGACGTTACCCCGAGGAATTACGTCAATGCCGAATGAAGTGTTGACCGAACCAGCGTCGTCATAAAACCCGTTGATGAAAAAGGGAGAAACGTAACGCGAGGCCATCGCCGCACTCCGATTGACAAAGACCAAATTCGGATCTGGCACGACGGGAGTCAAGTTAACGTACAGGCAAATTAAATCGAGAGAGCTTTGATTCTTGATCTCAACAAACGGCGGAAACGACTGGTATCCAATGCCGAAGTTATTGCAGGCTGGATTCACTCGAAACGTAATTCCACTCGTATCGAAGGCGGGAATGACTGGAACGCTCGGCACGCTCGGCACGCTCGGCGACCCCACCCCAATGCCGTCCACAGGACGCCGAGGGGGCGGCGTGGTGGACATCGTAGCGAGCCCGGAGGACGCGTTCAAATCGAAATTCATCGTCATGACTTGGCCTCCGGTTTAAAGTGCTTCATGATCGCCGCGTCCCGGGCCATGAACTCGTTATAGGCTTTGCTCGCCCGACGCTTGAGGAGCTGATTCACCGCGTTCTCCTTCTTGTCCTTGGCCTCGTCACCGCCCGAAGTGTCGTCCTCCGTGGCACCGGGAATGGCCTGCTCGACGTCTCGGAGGCCCTGCTGCACCTCGGTCGGGATGTTGACCAGCTTGTCCTTGTCGAGGCTGGTCATAACCTCCTGCGCAGTAAAGAGCTGGCGGTCGAAGAGATTGAGCGCCCGGGTCTGACGCGAGGAGAGCACGAGTTCCTCGTCCGGTTCGCTGAGGACGCGCAGGGGCTTGAATTTCAGCTCGTATTCCGGCACGAATCCGAAGCGCTGCTGGCAGCGGAGGTTGACCACCTCACGGGCGAGGGGGCGGACCGATTTCCGTTCACCCTCGACCAAGACGTTGTAATTCTCAATCGCGTCCTCACCTGAACTGAACCCGGAGGCCGACTGCCCGAAGAGCTTAGCCTCGGGCATGCCGATGTCGGCGCAAACGTTGATGCGGTTCTGCACGTAGATCTCAGCCAGCCCGGAGTAAGTGAGCTGCTTCTGATCGAACGTATCCTCCTTGTCCATCACGGTCGAGTTGCGGTAATTCTTGAGCATCGCGTTGAGAGCGATGCGACGCTGCATCTTGTCCACCCCGACCTGAGAGGCAAGGGCCTCGTTAAATCCGGCAATGCCGAAGATATCGATCTTGGCCTCGTCGATCAGCTCGAAGATCACGTTCTGAAACTTGACGAACGAATTGATGGAGCGCATGCACCGCTCCAATTCGCTCATGCCCCAGCCCTGCAGGCGCTGGCGGATGTAACTCGGAGCCTTGCGCCCTATCACCTTCATCACGCGGGACTTGTGCAGCGGGACAGTGTAATAAAGGTAGGGCACGTCACTCGCCCGGACTTCCGGGCCGTTGCCGTGGTGAAACCCGACGCGGGACACGTCCATGATGGACGAGGTCGTGAGGGTCAGCTCCCAGCGGTCAGCCGGAATAAAGCGCAGAATCGACTCAGGGTTGAGCTTCCTTGGATCGAAGGGTACCTTCGTGTCCTCGTCGTCCGTCTCGATTAGGAGCCCGCCGCCGCCAAAGAGACGAGCCCACTTGCGGACCTCCTCAAGGGCCTCAAGGTCGTCGTTCTCCTCCATGAAGCGATGCAATTCCTTGAGATCGTCCTCGTCGAGTTCGTCCGTCTCGATTTCCAGCCCGCCGCGAAAGGCGTCCTCGACCGGCAGGTTGATCAGGGCCTGAACCAGTCCGTACGCCATGTAGCCGTAATTCAGGGCGATGCGGTTGAGGGTGAAGGGCGTGTATTGAATTCCTTCGGAGAAGGTGTAGGGCTGGGAGATCATCTCGCTCTGCCCGTACTGCCCGGGGCTATTAAACACCCCATCCACAAGCCCAGTCAAACCAATATCGTTGAGTTTTCTTGTCATCGTACGAATTCCTCAAACAATTCGGTCGCCTTGCGTTTATAAGCTTGTGCGGCCTGCTCGATGTCGACGAACAGACCTAGGTGAATGATCTTGTTCTTAAAGCTAATTTGCGCGGACCACTTCTTTTTCTGTTTGGACCAGCTCACGCCCTTGACGCCAGATGTATTCGATTTGGCAATACGAACATTTCTGCAGTTCTGCAGTCTTGTAGCAGGACGAAGGTTTAAAATGGCGTTGTTGCTTGGGTTTCCATCTTTATGATCGAGCTCGTAGCTGGGAAACGACCCCGTAACATACAACCACGCGAGCCGATGGGCGAGATAAATTTGACCATCGACCCGAATCACAATGTAACCGTTTGCCATCTTACAACTTGCAACCTCGCCCGGCATGGCGTTGGCCACTCGAACCTTTCGGATGAACAACCCAGTGTCTCGATCATAAGAGAAGAGATCACACAACCTTGATTGAGTCAGGCCGGTTTTGAATCTCTTGGGGTCCATGGTTCCA